GATCGGCGTCACCGGGACGTACGCGGGCGTGATGGAGGGCGCGAACAAGGCGACCGCGTTCGCCGCCACGCCGGACAACACCAAGCTCTATCGCCACGTCCAGTTCGCGCAGGACTTCCGGCGCGCACTCCCGGTGACGTTGAAGAAAGTGAGGCCGTAACATGGGAATCGCGCCGTTCGTCCTGCAATCGATGCACGGCACGCGTGCGACGATTCTCTGCAACGCGTGCCACCTCCCGTTCGTGCACACGTTCAGAACCGCGCCGACCAACATTTCGGCACTGCGCGCTCGCATGATGTTCAGCACAGAGAACATTCGATGCCACAACCACGATTGCCCGACCCAAAAGACGCACAGAGCGAAGCGCGGCGCGCGGCCGAAGTGATCGGCTGGGCGCTCGTGCTGTGCGTGCTGTACGCCGGGAACGCGGCGGCGTGGGTCGTGTTCGTGCGCTGGTGTTGCGCGTGAGCAAAGCCAACGCGCAACAACTGGTTCGCGCAATGGAGCGCCGCACCAAAGCGCTGACGCCAGAGCTACGGCTCGCGTGGGCGTCGGCTGTCCAGAAAATGCGGAAGCAGTTAACTGACGACAGAGTTGCGGAGCTGATTACGTCCGGCCGCATTGACGAGCTGGTCACGCCCGAGGTGTTGGACGACGCCCTGCGCGACCTGCGGCGTGGCATGGCGTACGGCCTGCAAACCGGGGCGGCGTCGGTGATGGGGACGTTGCCAGAGGAGGCGCAATTGGCGTTCACCTTGCGCGCCAACCCGCGCGTGCTGGACGCGATTCGCACGTTGGACAGCAAGTTGCTCCACGGCTGGAAGCGCGACGCGCGTGCTTCCGTGCGGACGGTGGTGGAGCAGGGGTTGCGCGACGGTGTCAACCCGCGTGCCGTCGCCCGCGACCTGCGCGAAGCCGTGGGGCTGGCGCCGCATCAACTAGGTGAGGTGCGCAACTACCGGAAAGCGCTGGAGGATCGGCTGGCGTTGGTGCGCACATCCGGCAAGCTCGGTGGCGTCGCGCGCTACACGTTGCGAGACAAGCGATTCGATGCCGCTGTGCGGAAGCGCGATTACACGCCTGCCCAGATTGACACGATGGTAGAGCGCTACGTCGCGCGCCGGACGGCGGATCACGCTAGCACGATCGCGCGTACCGCTGCGCTCAACGCCAATCGGTCCGGCCAAGACGCGGCGTTCCGAACGGCGATTGACGGCGGGCACGTCGACCCAGCGCGGTCGTTCAAGACGTGGCGCAGCGTCGGTGACAGCCGTGTGCGGGATGACCACCAAGCCATGAACGGCGAGCGCGTGCGGTACAACGAACCGTTCACGAACGGGCAGCAGTATCCGAACGAATACAACTGCCGCTGCCTCGTGGAATACACGATGGTGGCGCTTGACGACAGCAGCCGCGTGCGCCTCTGAGTTGCCCCGCTGCTAGCAACTGCTGCACGATGCAGCTATCGTTGAGCTTCGCGGAGTGCACGCCTCCAACCCAATCCAGCCCATGCCATTCAAGCCGTACGCGACTCTCGACGCCATCCCCGACGCGCTACGCGCCTCTGCGCTCACGCTCGCCGATGGCACCTTCGGCGTCGTGGAAGACGTCGACACGACCGCCATGCAGTCGGACCTGACCGACCTACGCCGTAAGCTGGATGCAGCCGATAAGGCGACCCGAAAAGCTGCCAGCGAGGCCGCAGCGTCCGAACTGGCGAAGAAAGCGGCGGAGCAGGGCGTCACCGCCGAAGCGCTCAACAAGATTCGTGCAGACGTTCGGAAGGAAGTCGAAGGCGAGTTTGCGCCCCAGCTTGCGACCGCCGCCGCGTCAATGGCCGAACTGCGCGAGCTGAAAGTGGACACGCGGGTCAAGGAGATTGCCTTGAAGCAGGGCGTGCGCCCCGATCGCATCGACCAGTGGTGGCGGTTGAACGGGCACCATTACGACCTCACCGCCGACGGCAAGGCGGTGGTCGTCAAGGGGCAGGAAGGCGTCGCCGTGGACAAGCACGTCGGCAAGTTGAAGGACGAAACCCCGGAGTTCTACGTCGGCACGCTCGCCAAGGGCAGCAACTCGACCGGGGGCGGCGGTGGCAGCAACACAGACGGCGGGAAGATCGATCCGCTGCTGAACCCGAGCGCCTCACTCGCCGCAGCGCGGGCAGCGGGTAAGACGGAGTAAACTCGCTGACTTGCGCAACACGCGCAGGCGCTGATAGGATTCCAGAAGCACCCACCCGAGCCGCGTGCCGATGTGCGGACGGCTCACGGCGGTACAACCGCTGGACGAGACTCGGGTGGTGTCGCTGTGTCGGGCTGGCTGTGCCAGCAAGATGTGCCGTCGGGCTGGCTGTGCCAGCACCCTGTAGTGGCCGTGGATTCGGTCAACCGTTTGCGCCTTGACGCGCTGACATCCTCAACGAATCCCCGCTCTACGGCGACGCGCCACGCGGGGTGACTTCTCCCCTGCACCGGAACACATCATGGCTCTCAGTCTCGTTGAAGCGGCGAAGCTCGCTCAGAACGAAGGCAAGGAAATCAAAGCAGCCGTCATCGCAATGTTCGCCCGCGCTTCCGACATCCTCATGGCGATGCCGTGGAAGTCGATTCAGGGGAACGCGTACGGCTACAACCGCGAAGGCGTGCTCCCGGGCATCGCGTTCCGTGGCGTCAACGAAGGCTACACGGCCTCCGAAGGCATCACCAATCCGTTGACCGAAGCACTCCGCATCTGCGGCGGTGACCTCGATGTCGATACGTTCCTCATTCGCACGCTCGGCGTGAACATTCGCGCCGCGCACGAGGAGTTGAAGGTAAAAGCCCTCGCCGCCGAACTGACTCGCGTCATCATCAAGGGCGACAGTGAAGCCAACCCGCGTGAGTTCGACGGCTGGCAGCGTCGCGTCTCGGGCGGCCAGTTGATTTCGGCAGGTGCGACAGACGGCGGCAACGCGCTGTCGATCACCCTGCTCGACGAAGCCATCGACCTGTGCGCGAACCCCACGCACATCGTCATGAGCAAGGCGCTGCGGCGCCGCCTTAACACCGCAGGGCGCACCAGCGGTGTGTCCGGCATTCTTGAGACCGACAAGGACGCCTTCGGGCGCGTTATTCGGATGTACAACGGCTTGCCGATCCTCGTGCCGTACAGCGACAACGGCGGCACCGAACCGCTGGCGTTTGACGAGCTGGCCGCGCAGGGAGCCACGGCCACCGCCACGTCGCTGTACGTCGTGTCGCTGGGCGAGGGCTATGTCTCGGGCATTCAGTCAACGTCGGGGATGATGGTGCGTGACTTGGGCGAGCTGGAGACGACGCCCGCGATGCGCACGCGCGTCGAGTGGGACGCTGGCATGGTGGTCGAGCACGGCCGCGCGCTGGTCCGCGTGTTGGGCATCAGCAACGCGGCGTTCGTCGCCTAATTCGCAGGGGGGCGCAGCACGCGCTCCCCGCTTCGCTCAACTTCACGCAGAGACTCAATCATGCCCCGTACACAGAAGGACTTTTCCTACGACGACGCGCTGCTGCTCAAGGCGGCGGGCCTCGTCGCCGCGACGGCACGGCACACCATCCTCGACCTCGGCGCGTCGCGTGTCGATGGCCGCATCATCCTCGACACGACCGCCGTGGAAAGCGCGACGGGCGACGAGGTGTACACCGTCGAACTCCAATTGTCGAATAGCGCGACGTTCGCGTCCGGCATCTTCATTCAGGCAGCGGTGCGGTTCGGCGCGGCGTCGCTGACGTTTGAGTCGGCCGCATCGCCTGCGGTGGCGCGACGTGAGATCGCGTTCTGCAACGAAATCAACGGCACCGTGTTCCGCTACATGGCGCTGAACACGCGTGTGGCTGGCACGATTGCGACGGGCATCAACTACCGCGCCTTCGTCGCACAGGAGGGCTAACATGACCGCACCGCGCACGTCGGGGAAGGTCGTGTTGCACAACGCCGAGACGGGCGAGCAGGTTGAACGCTGGCCCGTCGACGCGCGTGAAATGTTGTCGCGTGGCGGCTGGTCGTTGACGGCTGACGGCGAACCGCCAGTGACCGACGTTGAGGCGGGGCTGCGTGTGCAGGCTCCCGCGTCGTCGCTGGCGCCTGACGCGGCGCTGGTAACCGACCCGGTGCTGCACCCGGCTGGTGGTCCGCTGCTCGTTGTCCGAGAGGGCGTCGCCGCCGACCCGCTTGGGGTCGCAGGCAAGCCGAAGGCGGGCAAGTAACACATGGCCGTCACGATCGTGGCGACGGCAGGCAGCGCGACCGCCAATTCTTTCGTGACGGAAGACGAGATGACCGTCTATTGCGACGGGCGCCTCAACGCCAGCATCTGGACGGCGGACGAAGCGCAGACGTCGGCGCTCGTAGAAGCCACCCGAGACATCACCCTCATGGGGTTCGTCGGCACGCGCGTCACGCGCACGCAACGGCTGTCGTGGCCGCGCGACTGGGCCATCAACCCCGACCAACCGGCGGTTGAGTTCATCGGCAACATTCAACTGATGTACTTCGACAAGACCGAAGTGCCCGCGCGCGTGAAAGACGCGACGTGTGAGCTCGCGTTGCAGTACCTCAAGCAAGGGAGCACCGACTTGGCGGCGGCCGACCCGAACGCGGGCGTCATCGAAAAGACGGTCGATGTGCTCAGTACGAAATGGGAGAAAGCCGCTGTCAAGCCGCAAGGCATGGCGCGGTTCCCGCGTGTCTTGCAGTACCTCGACCCGCTGCTGGAATACGGAGGCGGCGGCGTGACGTTGTTGCGCTCGTGAGCTATGCCACCGAGCACGCGTCCGCGTATGCCGATGTGGCGGCAGCAGGCACCCCCTGCACGTTCGTCCGCGAGCAGCAGGGCGTGGAGACCGTGGCGGGCACGATCGGCGCGCTGACGCGGTCCACGATTCCGTGCGCCGCGTTCGCGCAGCGGAGCAGTCCTGAGCGGTTCGCGGAACTCGGGCTGACGTTGGAGCGTGCCGTCACGTTGTTCGTGGCGCCGGTCGCGTATCCCTTGCGCGCCTACACCGACGAGTTCATCCGGCCGAACGACACGGTGGTCTGGAACGGCGTGTCGATGACCGTCCGAGCCGTCGGGCCGCTCATCGCGGTAGATGGGACAGTGGTAGCGGGCGCCGTGGTCGCGAGCGTATAACGTGAGCGCCTCCAGCTTCCAGCAGGCACTGGACCAGTTTACTCGCGACGCGCGTCAACGTGTGTCGGACTGCGTGCAGTACGCGTTCGAGGAAGTCAATCGGTCCGTGGTATTCGGCAGCGCGCTCACGGGTGCCCCGGGTCAGCCCGTGGACACCGGCTTCCTCCGCAGCTCGTGGCTGGCGGAAGATGTGGCCCCGGGCGTGCGGCAGATCAGCACGAACGTGGTCTACGCGCCGTTCATCGAAGACGGCGGCAATGATCTGGCCGCGTTCACGCTCCGCAGCGAGGTCGGCGGCTTCCATAGCGTCAAGCTCACCGAATCGGCATGGCCCGCCATCGTGGACGTGGCCCGCGCACGCGCGACACGAGGGTCCGCATGAGTGTGGCCGTGGACCTCGCGTTCCGCGCACGGCTGGCGACGTTGGCGGTGTGCACGACTGGCACGACCACGTTGGCGGCCACCGCGACCGGGTACTCCCGCACGACGGGCAGCTTCGTGACCGACGGCTTCACGGTCGGCATGGAGCTGACGCCGTCTGGCTTCGCTTCTGCGGCTCCCGGCCTCGTCACGGCGGTATTCCCTTTCACCGTCAGCGTGAGCGGCGCACGGACGACGCAGGGGCCAGCAGCAGGGCGTTCGCTGGCCGTTGGGCTGCCAGCATTCGTCGTGTACGAGAACGGGCCGCCCTTTGCCCCGACGCAGGGGCGGCACTACGTCGAGCTTGAGCTGGTCGAACAGCCATCCCAGCTTCGCAGCTTTCCGGCGAGCGGCGGGTCGCGCGAGGACGCGGGTGTGTACGTGGTG